AACTTCCTGATCCTTAAATTTAGCAAAGGTGTTTGTAGGACCTACCCCACAGCTTCTAGCACAGACAATCATTTTTTCCTTATACCAGTAGTCGTCCCACATAGTTTGAAATGCTTCTGAATCAATTATATCTTGTAACGGACGCTCTATTAGATTAACAGTACCCAATCTTGAACTCATATCGTCATGTTGACGTTTCATTTCGTTACGTACACCGGCAGCTTCGTCATCGCTGATAACTGTATAAGGTATATTTGCCATCCAGCAACAAGGATAAAAATCTTTGTATGCATCGATGTACACTTCGTTTTCATGTTGTGCTTTACAATGAATAGTCGAATCAGCAAGAATTTCCTTGTAAGCCTGAATAACTTTTCTATCAATAAATTTTAAAGGAGTATCAGATGCTGGCTCAACATAATGTGTTAAATTACCAGCTCGATCTACAACAGCCTGTCTCGGTTCTATGATAAATCTACTGCTGTTTTTTAAGGTGAATCTTGCAAACCCTAATTCATCTGCCATGCGTCTTGCATCTTCAACTTGATGTTCATTATGTTTGAATCGTATAAAACACCATTCTGCATTTCCGCCAGCAGCTATAAATGCCTGTGCATTTTTTAGAACCGTTTCAAATTTAGTACCTACTCGATACAGGTGATGTGTATCTTCTAGTCCATCTAATGCAAAGACAACAATGTGGTCCGACGGTAATGCCTGAGCTAGCTTTTGCCACCAGTCGGTTGTACGGGCACCACCATTTGTATGTACTGCTACGTGTACTGTAGGAGCAGTGATCTTTGCATATGCGCACATCTTGATTAAATCATTGTTAAGCATCGGATCGCCGAACGTCCCGCAGAAATAGAAACTGTGCAATTGTTTCAAAAACTCTGGATACATGATGGTTTTAAAATCTTCAAAGGTCCATTCGTTGATTTTAATCAACGGGTTTTCTTTACCGCTATCAATATTTCTACTGCACATAGGACAACTTGCTTGGCAGTTATTGGATATTTCCAAATGTACTTGTTTTATTTCGTTAAATTTAAACATTAGTTTCTACAATTTTAATTTTTTGCTCATTGATACTTATGTAAGGACTGTATGGTCCGCACATTATTATACAAGTAGAACTGGATCTTTCATCCCATTTTTTCTGCCACATAGTTTGCCATTGATCAGTATCGACAATGTTTTTTAACCCTGTAGTTAACACATTAAATTTTGGAAACGATAATACCTGTTCTTGAACTTTTGCGCCTTCTTCTACAATGGAATCTTCTTCATATAAATTATACTGTTTCAATAATTTAGAATCATAACTGGTATACATGAATGCGCCAATCATACAACACGGACTCAATAGGTAGTGAGCATCGATGTACAGCTCTTTGTCATTTTGTGATTGACAATGTATCTCGTCAGCTCTCGGCCACTCTTGATGCCCAGCAACATCATTCTTGCTAACAAACTTAACTACGCTATCTGTAGTTTGCTCTATGTTATATAAAAGTTTACCATCAGCATCTACTACAGGGAACGGTCTACTGAATCGTTTACTATTCTTTACTGTAAAACGTTTGAAACCAATTTTGGCCGATACTTTTTCTGCTTCGCTAACCTGATGTTCGTTATGTTTGAATTTAATAAAGACCCATTCGGCAATTCCGCCTGCTTGAATAAAGGCACAGGCATTATCGATAATTTTTTTGAACGACGTGCCGATACGATAAATGTGGTGAGTACCTTCTAGCCCGTCTAACGCAAAAATTACTCTGTGATTTGGCGGCAACGACTGTGCTAACAGTTTCCACCACGAGGCAGATCTTGCGCTGCCGTTGGTATGTATTAGAACTTCAATATTAGGAGCATGCTCTTTTACATACTCACACATTTTGATTAGATTATTATTTAGAATAGGATCGCCAAAGTCTCCACAGAAGCTGAGTTGATTAATTTGTTCTAACACATCCATTGAAAAAATTGTAATAAAGTCATCAAGACTCCAATCATTCAAAGGCAAAAGAGGATTTTCTATCCCGCCATGGATGTTTCTAGGACACATTGGACAGGATGCTTGACACCTATTAGTGATCTCAACCTGCACAATTTCTAATTGATCGAACTTAAACATTTAGTTTCTTATTAATATAATTTTGAACGTGGTCTTTGTATTTTTGATCAGCAGTATCTACTTCCGATACTCTCTTATCATATACATCTTCGTATTGATTTGTTTCATTATAGATAAACAGTCGATCAGTCAGAAAAGGATTACACCCCCGTAGGCCTTTAAATCCGTTGTTTGAATAAAAATCTTTTACTAGAGTTTCAGCTTGGTACCAATCCATTGTGTTATGTTGCCAAATAACAATGTCATTCCTGGTACTGCCTACGCCACCGCCCCTGGGAGTTGTTGATTGAAAGACTACATCTTTGTTTGCATCTTTAAAAACATCGTACCCTGGATTCTGTCTTGCCTCTAACTTAACAAGACCATTGCTTACAAGCTCTTTGGTAAATCGACTTTGATTAGTAAGTGTTTCATCATAGTCGCCTATCTCTAATATGTGTGCGCTGGCGCTTTGTCTAGTCCAATGAGTATTCAACCATGCTAAACTAGTGTTCCAGGACTCGGTAGTTTCGCCCGGTATACCGCAAATCATTTGTATGTTTGCTCTATAACGTTTAGGTGCATGTGTATCAGTGTATGTCTGAAACTCTAATAGGCCCTGTTGTAACTTGTCAGGATCCATTCCCTTGCGCACAAGTTTACCGGCCTCATGATTAAAAGTTTCAATACCCATACTGTGGCCAAGGAAGCCTAATTTAATATAGGTGTCCCAGTGCTCTTTGTGTTTAACAACTAAGTCCCCGCGAGCAAATCCACATATCCACGGATCATATCCTAGTTCGTCGACTGCCTCTGCATATTTTTGCAATTTCTCGGGGCGATCGTTAAACGTTTCGTCCATTACTCGCCAATTTTTAATGCCCCACTTCTCGTAACCCGTTTGCATTTGACGTTTAAATTCTTCTTTGCTAACACTAACGTCTTTGGATTGTCCAAGTAATGGAAAATTACAATAGCTGCAACTAAACATACAACCACGTGCTGTTTCAATTTGCGGACAATCATACGGGCTCATAAAATCACGAGCTTCGTAGTCTACTAGATAGCTGTCTAATGGTGTACTTGGGTAATGATATAACCCCCTAATGACTTTCTTTGTACCAAAAAACGCAGGATCAGTTAGTAACGGTGCGCCTAATGTACCAGTAAGATGCTTGCATAACGACAAGATAGCATTCTCACCATAGCTATCTACCCAGTAGTCAACTCCATCAGCTGGAGTAACTAGTGCATTATTGCCGCCGACTACAACAGGTATAGTGGGGTATGATAGTTTAAGCCACGTAATGAATTCATTTAAGTAAGGACTCCACGGATTTAAAAATGCTGTGCCAAAACAGAACATAACTGTGTTGTCTGTTGTACGTGAACGTACTAGTTCCTGTAATTCTTCTAATCGCCAAAAAGCAGTAAAGTCAACGACTTCAGCGTCCCAATCATTCATACGTAAAAACGTTGCCACACGGTGTGGCCAGAGGGCTCGTTCCCAACGCTTGCCTGTTAACGAAAAGAATAATGCGTGGTTCATTGATGTCCAATTACCATAAATCTTTTGTACAAGGGCAATTCTAATTCGCCTGTCCATAGAACATTTTCTAACTGACATTGTTGTGTAAACTCAGTTAGGTCTTTTGCGGTTCGAACATGCTCTGGAATATTATAATTGTTACTTTGTAAAACAAGCAAACTATTATGCGGCATTCCACTTAACCACAAGTCATATTGGTCCTGGGTAATATGTTCACAGCTGGTATTGATAACAACATCAGCATCGCTACGTATTTCGCACATATCGGAAGTGATAGCACGAAACATCCCAGCCATCTCTTCTTTTTTATTCATCATGGTAGCAATAGGTTCGCACAATGGATCGATGTCAATGCTACGAATAGTAGTTACGCAGATGTCGCTTTGGAATAACATACTTGCTAATACTCCAACCCACCCTCCATGAATGTCAATGCTGACAACTTTGTTTACATTTTTACGAAGGTTAGTAATTAACCATTCTTTGCTTTTAAGTTGTCCCTGCCAAAAGGCATCCATGGTCCTCATAGGATCAGGACTTTGGCGGATGGCCTGCATCCAATAATGTAGGTGTTCTGTATCTATTTGCATTTTGGTATCTTGCTATCTGCTGAACTCACACAGTTAGGAGTAATGCAGCGTTGAGGAGTTTTAAATAACTCAAATTTTTCTAAAGAGCCTAACGGTTCATCATGACAACTATATGATCTTTTAACTTCCTCACCTCTTATTATAACACTTTGATATCCGCTATTGCAATCCCAGTCTTTAAATTTGTTAAAACCGTAGGCATTGAATCGTTCTGCTTGATCGAATAAATGTTCAGTGCCGTCTGCTTCATATAGGGCAATTTGGTAAGTGTCTTCACCATTAGCACGTTGTGGAAATCCTGTTTGCATCTTGTGTATCATGTCTTCGGTATAGCCATCAACGATGCCCGATGCAGTTGGATTACTCTGTGGCTTTAGCGTTACGTTGATTCCACGCTTATGGAAACGTTCCATGCGTTCATACAGTTCATAAAACTTTTCAGGTACCATTACTTGATTGATTGTAACGTGTACTAGTTCGTATTGTAACTGTAAACACTTGTCGCCAAACTCTTGTTCCTTGGCAAACTCATCGTGAAAGCTGGCTGTAATACTTCTACGTTGTAAC